TAATAATAATAATATGATGGGTATGAATAATAATAATATGATGGGTATGAATAATAATAATAATATGATGGATATGAATAATAATATGATGGGTATGAATAATAATATGATGGGTATGAATAATAATATGATGGGTATGGATAATAATAATATGATGGATATGGATAATAATATGATGGATATGGATAATAATATGATGGGTAAAAATAATAACAATAATAAAAATAATGTAAATAATGTAAATAATATAAATAATAAAAATAATGTAGATAATGTAGATATAAATAATAATATTATGGGTAAAAATATAAATAATAACTCAAATCAAATAAATAATTTATTTAAAAATTTAGCAAATATAAAATATAATAAAGTTCAAATTTAATTATTCATAAATATTATATGATGGAATATTAATTATTTCATCAATAATATATGTATTATCATCTAATAATGAAAACATATTATTATCATCTTTATATATTTTTCCAATTGGAAATAATAATTCATAATCATAAACAACTCCAGAATCTTCACATAACCAATAATAATTATCTTGTGAAAAAATATTTTCAGATTGTTTTATAACTGCTTTAATTTTAATTATTTTAATTTTTTTAATATTAGTATCATTTGAATGTAATCCATTATTAATTTTTTGATCATAATCTATTTTATTATTATATGCAGGTCCAGTTGGTTTTTCAAATAGTGAATCTTCATTAAATTGAAAACATTTATATTTATAACCCATCATATTATGATTTTTAAAAAGTTCACAATCAATAGATGCTTCTTTAACAGCATCAATAAATGATAATAATAAATTATTTTTTTTTCTAGATATATTTTCTAATTTTTGATCAGTTGTAATTATATTATTTTTTCTAATCATTTTATATCTATAAATATCTACAGTTCTTTCTTCCATTGGTAAATCTTTATGATGACAATATCTTAAAGCTCTTCCAATTACTTGTTCTATTCTAACTTCATTCCAATATGGTTCAATTATATGAACTTGTCTTACATTATGTAAATTCATACCTTCAGCACCAGCTGGAGATATCATTATAATTTTACATAATTTACCATATTTATTAATACTATTATTAAATATATTTTTATTAATTTTTCTTAATTCTTTATCTATGCTACCATGATATTCACAAAATCTTTTTTCATCTTTTTGTAATTTATCATAATTTAAATTATTTTTATCAAATTCTTTATCTAATTCTATATCAATAAATCCAGTAAAATTTAAATATATTTTAAATAACTGTAAACCTTCCATTTCAACATAATTTGAATAAACTAATACGGTTCCTTTTGTTTTAAATATATTAAAAATTAATCTTATAAATTTAGCACTACAATTATATAATATATTAAATACATTACTTTTTTTACTTTCATTATTAAAAAAATTATCAAAATCAGCAGAATATTTATTTATATATATTTTAATATCATCTGATATAGAATAATTATTTGTAATATCTTCTCTTAATATATTTTTTACATATTCTATAAAATTATTTATATATTTTCTTGTAGCTTTTAAATATTCTAATGCTTCATTATTATTTTTCAAAACACTATTTTTTTTATTTTTATTATTTCCTTCATCAATAATTACAGCTAATGATTCTTTTAATTTAAATTGAGCAGGTCTTGGTCTTTTTTCACCATTAACTTTATCAGATATATTTGGAAATACAAAATTACATGCTTGTCTTGTATAAGCTGAATAAGTTGACATATCATCACCTATAGTTCCTCTTTTTTTTTTATAAAGTGCTTTTTCTTTTTGTTTTTCTATATTTTCCCAATAATTATAAACTTCTTCATGATAAGGATTCATATAAATATTAACATAATGAATTGTTTTTATTGCATATTTATCAGGTGTTGCACCAATATAATAACTTACTAAACCTAATATTCTTCTTTGAAACATATTTTTAGTATTTTGATTTAATGAATCAAAATTTGCTGATGAAATATATAATTGTTCAAAAATACTTTCAGATGTTGGAAATATATTATATCTTAATAAATTAAATATTAATGCAAACTCATAAGGATTATTTACTACTGGAGTAGCTGATAATAATATTATTCTATTATTTGGATTATACTGTTTTTCTTCAATTATATAATTATATATTATTTGAGCACGTTTTCCTTTTTTACCATAAATATTATTATAAACATTATTTATAAATCTATGTACCTCATCTATAATAAAAATAGATGTTTTACTTGAATCCGCATTTTTTACTTTTTCTAAAAAATCTTTATCAGCAAAGGGGGAATCATAATGAATAAAAATAATATTATTAAATCTAATATCATAATTATCTGTTAACATAAATTTTTTAATATCTTTTAACCATGGATCATCATGTAAAGCAGCTGGTATTAATATAAATATATTCCATTTTGGAGTATAATTAAATAATAAATTATAAATATTTATTGCGGTTCTTGTTTTACCAGAACCAACTCCATGATATATTAATATATCTTTAAAAGGTGATTGATAATTTAAAAATTGACCAATAAAAGATTGATATAATGTTAAATCATTATTATTTTTTTGATCACAAGGATCTACACCCTCAATTGTAACTATTTTTGGTAATATATATTTTCTAAAATTATTCATAATCCATAATGGAAATATTCTACCATTTTGTTCTAAATTAATATTATTTGATGTCATTATTATTAATACTTAGAAAAATTATTAATTAATATTAAATAATAAAAATTGAAAGTTTAAATATTTAAATGTTCTATAACACAAAAAACTTTTACCGTAGCCATTTTGGCTCAAGGCCAATTTTGGTTTACATTCACCCGACTTCAAAGAAGATGGGAGATTTTGTTTCCTTCTCTGATGAGGAGGTGGATGCCTTCTTTGCTCAGATGGCTGCAGAGCTAGCTGATGCATCAAGGGCAACAGGGACAGCAGCACGACCAACTGCAACTCCTGTGGCTCATGTGGCTCCTGTGGCTTCTGCGGCTTCTGCGGCTTCTGCGGCTTTTCGTTTTAGAAGGACCTTTCATAGATCAAGATCACCGCCAAGTAGAAGATTTGGTGAAATGCTCGCAAGAGAGCATACTTCTCAAATTGTAGTGAGAGGAATGGCACAACTTGAGAAGATGATGTACCTAGGATTAGACACAGAAAGTTCAGTCCCTGACCTCATGGTTAGGTTCCCAGAACAGTGGTCATGCCATCCTTCACATGCCCAAGAACCTGACTGCACCAGGTAGCAATTCACAGTTGCATTGAGGTTGCAAAGACGAAAAATATATTTATATTTTTTATTTTTTATTTAATATTATTATTAATATTATTAATATTATTAATATCATTAATATTAAATAAAAACTATTATTATTTGATTGTAAATCTTGTTTATCTAATTTTATTTTATTTAAATTAGAATTATTATATTCATATTTATCATATTTTTTTAAATTATTATTAGATTCATCTATAGATGATGAATTATCAATAGTTGGTTGATTTATTTGATCAAAAAATACAATATTATTTCTATTATTATTATTATAATGACTATATAAATTATTATAATCTAAATTCATAATTTCACTATTAATTGGTAGTTCAGTTATTTTTGGTGTATATAATTTATTATTATTATCATCATCATCATTATAATAATGATTATATAAATTATTATATTCTAAATCCATAATTTCGCTATTATTTGGTGATTCAGTTATTTGTGGTATTTTTAATTTTCTATTATTTACACTCATTTATATAAATAATTTAGATTTTTTTATATTATAATAATAAATTATAATAATATAAAAAAATTGTTAAGTTAATAATTTATTAAGATTTTTTAATTTATTATATTTTTTCATATAATCATTATTTTGTTTATTAAATTCTTCAATTCCTAATAATTCTTTTTTTTTATTTAATGATTTATTTTTTAAATCTCTATTTTTTAATTGTTTATCAGTTGGATTATCATGATCTATAATATTATTTTGTGTTTTCCAATTATTAGTATCAATAATATTTTCATTTTTATTTAAATTTAATGAATAATTTAAATTTAGTGAATCAATAAATCTATTTAATTCATCTTGTAAATTATATGAATTTATTTTTATTTTATATTGTAGTTTTTTATTATTTATAATTTTACTAAATTGTATATAATCAATACTATTAATATTTGTAATTGAAAAATTTTTAGGCATTATTGGTTTAATTATTTTTATAGGTTGATTATCTGGAATAATATTTATTTTATATTGTAATATATTTGGAATTATATAATTCTCTAATTTTAATTCTGGATAAATATTATTTAATAATTCTATAAATTTATTAAATTCATCTTGAATATCATTACTATTTATTGTTATTTTTTTTGATATTTTTACTTTATTTATTACTTTAGAATATTGAAAATAATATTTTTCTTTTTCTTTATAAAATGAAAAGTTAGCTGGAAATTTTAATTTTAATTCACTTGATAAATATTCATTATTATTATTTAATTCATTAGGTAAAGATTCATTAGGTATAATTTCATTATTATTATATAATTTTAATTCTGGATATTTTTCATTAATTTTATTAATAAATATATTTAATTCATTTTTTAAATTATCTGATTTAACTGTCATTTTTAAATTATATCTAATATGGGATTGTTTATTATCATATACAAAACATGTATTATCTTTTACTAAACTAATATGAATAGGTAATACTAAATCTGATTTTATTTTATAATTATTTAGGTTAGTTTCAGAACTAGTATTAGTATCATTATTAGTATCAGAATCATTATCTGAATCATTATCTGAATCATCTAATTTATTTAATTTTTGAATAGCAATATTTAATTTATCATTAATACTTATTTTATTTGATTTAGTAGTTTCCCATCTTTTTAATTTAGGATGATTACATATATAAAAATATTCTCTATATCTATTAGTATTTTTATCAAGTATTTCTTTTCTGTAAACAATATATTTTGGTAAATCTGATTGATTAATACCATTTGGTAAATCAATAGCATCACATCTTCTTTCTGGTTTATTTTTATTTATATTTTGTTCAGACATTGTAGCTATTCTTAAATTTTCTTTTCTATTATCTAATTTATCACGATTAATATGATCTATAGTTTTTTTATAATCAGATAAATCTTCATCGTGAACATCCATAATAACTTGATGGAGATAAAATACTTTATGTTTAGAATTAATACATGTTGATATATATCCATTTTGTTGTAAATACCAAGTTGGTCTATTATTTTGTATATTAATAATTTTATAAATATCATTACATGATATTTTTGTATAAATTTTATCTTTAATATGCATTAAATAATATATATCATTATTATTATCTATTACTTTCCAGTACATATTTCTAAATTGATCAGAGTATCTACCACTTTGAATATGATAAGGTGTTCCATATTCAAGTATCTTATTATTTTCAGGTTCTGGAAATATATTAGAATATTTATTATTTGGCTCTATAATAATATTTTTTTGTCTGTAATCATTATAATTATTATTTATAAAAGTAAATTTTGAATTTTTATTATTTGAATATAATAAATCAAATAATTTTATAGTAGATTTATAATTTTTATAGTACCATAACTTATCATCATTATTAAAAATAAAACTTTCTACTAAACAATTTTTTAATTTAGATATAATGATACTATGTTCATTATCTATTTTTATTGTATCAATTAAAATACATTTATTTTTATAAAACTTTAAAACTTCCATTAATATTTTACTAAAATATCTTTTTAAATATGTTTATTTCAATTTTTATTTAAATAAAAATGGCATTAATTATTATGGTAATAAATTGTTAAAACCATAATAATTTTGTATATAAACGTATGAATAATAACGTTAATTTGAGTAAGCAGTTCCTGCCATACCACTCATAACACGTAACACATTGTAGTTCATTGTATATATATTAAGTAAAGACCCACTACCATTAGCATAATCAGTAAACCAAGTATTAGAAATAGCATTATTTTGCCCATAAATTAAGTTTAATGTTGCATTATCAATACGTGAAAAATTGCAACTTCCAGATGGTTGATGATCTTCAGGTTTAAGTGAAAAACTATATACATTAATACCATCTGCAGGAGTGTTACTAAAATGTTGATATGGTTGTACATAATTAAAATAATGACCATCTCTTGCTTGAAAACGATCATGACCATTAAGTTGTAATTTACTAACAGCAATTGGATTATCAGATCCATCAATATTATTTCCATAATTAGACCAATTAGTTACAGTAAGTGCTGCTGCATTTAAAACAGTAGATGGGGCATTTCCAAATGTGGTAGAATTAAAATAGTCTAGTAAAGATTTTAAATTCATTGAAATATCATTAATAGTTAAGTCATTATTAACTACAATTAAATTATTTAATACACTATCTAATAAAGATGAATTATCTGAAGATGGAGTACCTGAATAATAAATCCATCCACCTACAGTAGTAATTGTTTGAGTAATTACTGCTTTAACTTGTAATTTTCTTGTTAACATCTGTATAGCTAGAGGTAGATTATTTCTATATTGACCATCAGATAAATCACCTACTGTATAAGTAGCCGCAGCAAGACTTAGACCAATAGCACATCCTACCAAAGTAGCAGGAGCAGTAAGTGCGGCTATTGCATTAGAACTAAGGCCAACATTACCTGAACCTAAACTATTTGTAAAAACTAAATTATCTTGACTAGCTAACCATACAATTTTAGCAAAATTATCTAATGCAGTTTGCCAATTTCCATTAAATGCATAAGAAATCCATTGGTTGGGTGTATAATACATTTCAAGTTGTGGTGCCCAAACTAAATATTTGCATGGATGATTAAAATTTAATCTAACATTATTAGTATTACCAGTAATAGTTTCAGCACCTGTAAATTGTAATTGTTCAATTAAATATTCATGAGATGCTTGAGCAAAACGTTTTCTTTCTTCAGCATCTAAATAAATATAATCAATAACTAAAAATGAATTAGTCATTAAGTTAGTGAATGAGGGTACTGTAGTTCCTTGATAATTAATACATTCATTAATATTTCTAAACATAACTGTAACTCTAACATCATGATATTGTAAAGCAATAAGAGGTAATGCTAACCCATTATTACGATTAAACCAAAATTGTAATGGAATATACATAGTATAAGCTGGTTTGCCATTAGTATCAACATTAGTAAGAGATGGAATATCTCCAATCATTTGAGAATATCCTCTTACTTGGCCTGCTTTATGAGTAAGTTCATACCAAATATTTAACCAATCACCATAATGTTGATCAATTTGTGAACCTCCAATTTCAATTTTACACCAATTAATTAATGCATGTCCTAAACGTTTTACATAACCCCATGCATTTGAAGGTGCATTAAGACCTACTGCACCAGAAACTGTAGTAGCAGATTTAACAGCACTTAAAGATACAACAATATACATATTAGTAATTAAATCACCGTTACGATTAATAGTGCATGTAATTTGTCTACCAAAATCAACTGACCCATTCCATGTTTGTACAATTGGTTCTACAGCAAAATTTGTATGACGTCTATAAACAACTTTAAAAAAAGTAATTTGAGGATTTCCAGATAAGTATACATCTTGTGCGCCATAAGCGACTAATTGCATTAATCCACCACCCATATTATATAATTATAATTAGAAAATAATTTTTTTAAATTTATAATTTTTTACGCATTATAAGAATTTTTAAATATTTTTAAATATTTTATTAATAAAATATTAAATATTTTTATAATATTCTATAAAATATATTTAAATTATTAAAAATAATAAAATTTTTTTTTATTATTTTTTATTTAAAGTTTATATATTTATATATTTTATAAAATATTAATAATGATAAATCAAGTTTCAAATAAAAAAATAGATTTTGATAACTATAATAAACTTTCAAAATATAAAGAAACTAAACAATTTTTAAATAAAGAACTATCTACATTAGAAAATAAACATAGATTAATGATTATTCAATTAAATGAAAAAAACCTTAGTAAAGATGTAATAAGCAATGAAATTAATGAGTTAAAAGATAAAATTTATAACTGTTTTGATATTGATCAAAAAAATTTATTATTAGATAAAAAAGAAGAATTAGAACAAAATTATGTAAATATATGTTCTAATTATAATGAAATGGATTATTATGATATGGCTGGTGATTTAATTTTTGAATATTACGAATCACGAAATAATATTGTAGAAAATAAAGAAAGTAAATCAATATTAGATTTTTTATCAAATAAAAAAAAACCAAGTAATAAATCTGTATTATTTGAAAAATATTGTCAAAGGATAAATGGTATACGGATAAATCATGATGATGGTTCTAATAGAATTAAATATTGTAGTGAATGTAATATTGAAAAAATATTAGATTTAAATGTAAGTGCATTTGTATGTCCCTGTTGTGGAGATAGCGAAACAGTAATATTAGATGAAGATAAACAAATAAAAGATTATTCACCCTATAAAAGATTAAATCATTTTAGAGAATGGTTAAATCAATTTCAAGCAAAACAAAGTCCTGATATTCCTGAATATGTTTTTTGTGATATATTAAAAGAATTAAATAAAAATAGAATTATGGATTTATCTGTTCTTAATAAAAAAATTATGAAAACTATTCTTAAAAAAATAAAATATAATATTTATTATGAACATATTGCATATATTATTAATAAATTAAATAATTTACCTCCTCCTAAAATAACTGGTGATATGGAAAAATTATTTATTTCAATGTTTTATAAAATACAAGAACCATGGCTAATTTATAAAAGTGTAGATCGTAAAAATTTCTTATCATATTCTTATGTTTTATATAAATTTTGTGAATTATTAGAATTAGATCATTTATTAGAATGTTTTCCATTACATAAAGATCCTGATAAAATAATGGAAAATGATCAAATATGGAAAAAAATTTGTAAATATTTAAATTGGGAATATATACCTTCATTTAAATGATATTTTAATTATTTTAATAAAAATATTTTTATTATTAATGAACTCTATTTTAATATTAATTATTATTTTAATTATAATTATTAATATTTATTTATTTAATAATACTACTGAAACAATAATTATTGAAAATGATGAAAATACTAATCCTATAATTAATGATATTAATTCTGATAGCTATAATTTACAACTAGTTTTTGATTATAAAGTATCTAAAGATTATGAATCAATGTTTTTAAATCCTTCAATAGATTTAGGATATCGTGAATTAGACAATGATACATTTAAAAAATAAAATAATTTATTTTTATTAATTATAAAAAACTACTTTATTAATTATAAAAAACTACTTTATTAATAAATGTTTTTAATAAAGAATACTTATTAAGTTAAATTATCTAAATTAATTAGTGTAATATAATTTATAAATTAATTAGTGTAATATAATTTATAAATTAATTAGTGTATATTTTATTATTTTTGTATCAAAAAATAAAAATATTATAATACCTTTTTTAATATTACTTAAATAGTTAGTAATTTGTTTTAGTTGTATTATAGCTTGTTCTATTTCTCTAATAGATGAGTTAGAATAAATAGATTGGTATATTTTTAAACATTTTATTTCTATAGGTATAATATCGTTAGTATCATTATTTACTAAAAATCCATCTGGTGATATTGATGTATACTTAAGTTTATTAATTAATAATCCTACATTAATAAATTTATATCCTGGAAATAATTTATTCCAGTCAGTTTTATACATTATATATTGTTCCCCTATAGATCCTTTTATTAGATGAAATATTTTTTCTACCCAATCATCTTCAAAAATATAATTATCATATATATTTTCTTTATTTACACCATTAGGAAGATATATTTTTCTTAACTTAAACCATTCATTAGATCTTTGTGGAATTAATATTGATTTTTCTAATAATTCATTATAATTTTTAATATCTATTTCTAATGATGATGGAATCTGAAATACATTTGCAATATTATAATCTAAACATATTAATTTAAAATATTCAATAAATTCTTTTGATGGTTTATCTGTAGATAACCAAAATAATTTTTGCATTTTTATATCTAAATGATTTATAATATAAGTTTCATCTTTTTGAATTAAAAAATTATTAATTTGTATAATTTTCCAATCAAATGATAAATTTATAATATATTTATTAATAATTTTTATAAATTCAGCAAAAATAAATTTTATATGATTAATATTTTGAATACCATCATTACCTCTATATAAATAATATATTGAATAATTATATGTATTAGGATATAATTCATTTAATAATTTAGCTTGACCTTTTTTAGTATAAAAATCTTAATTTTCATATTTATTATTATCAATTAAAATTATAGTAACAATCTTAAAGAATATTGTTTTGATAACATCTTGAACTAATTCAGATTCAATATTAAAATTTAATAACTATGTAAATTATATTTATTTATAAAAATAAATTTATCATAAATATTTCCATTAATTGCATTAATTTTATCTTTCTTAATTAATTCATTAGATTCATTATTAATTATGTATTTTAAATTATATAAAATATAATTTAATATGGGTTTGATTCTATCATTAATATTATATTTTTCTGGTGGAAGAATAAATATTTGGTTATCTTTTATCATATGTAATGATTGAGTATAATAAATAATACCTTGTAATATATTAAAACATCCTTTTTTAACTTTAATTACTTTTCCATCTTTTACATGGATAATATTTAAATCTATTTTTTTATGTTGATATTTATTATCTAATTTTAATTTTAATTTATTATAATCTATATTTACTAAATTTATATCAATAGATTCTGATATTATAATACAAATATCTAAATCTTTACTATCTGGACAACCTATAATTACAAAATTATAGTCATCTAAATAATTTGAATCTAAATTATATATTTTATATAAATTTAATATTATTTTATCATTAGAATCAAATAAATATTTTAATTTTATTTTCCAATTATTATTCCAAATTTCTATCTTAATTAATAATATTCTAATTAATTCAAAAACATTATTTTTTTCTAAAAAAATCTTTAAAATTTTTATATATATCTTTTGTATTTAAAATTATCTTATATATAATTTCATTATTATGTTTAGTAATATTAAGTAAAGATTTATTAGATAAATTATTAAAAAATATTGATTTTTTATCAAGTTTTATTTGTTCATTAATAAATAAAATTATTTTTTCTATAATAATAATTAATTTATTATTAAAAATAATAATCATATTTATTTTAATAAAAATAATTAATTATATTAGTTATTTTTATTAATTATTTCTAAATTTTTATATTTATAATAAAATTTAGAAATAATATTATGCATACAATAATGATTTTATGTAAATAAAAATATAGAATGCAATTATATTTTTTTTAATGTTTCATTTTTCAGTAAAAAAGGTGTAATACTACAAATATTAAATTTATAAAATAATTTTTTTTAATATTTTTGTATAATAAAATTAAATCTAAATAAACATTATTACACTTTTTTTCACTGAAACGTAAAATAATGTTTATACAAAATACTAATTAATAAATATTTTATTTAACTAAACTTTAAGTTTATAGATGATCCTCCATATTCACTATTACCCCATGTAATTATATTACCCTTATTATCAATAGCAGCAAATGCTTTTTCTGTTGAATAAATTTTTATTATATTTTTTAATTTAACTTTACTTGAATCACCTCCATTATCAGGATGACCCCAAGTTATAACATCACCATATTCATTAATAGCAGCAAATGCACCATATGTAGAATAAATATTTTTTATATTTTTATTGCATAGCTTCCACTCAAGTAATTGAGAGTGAACTTCACTTGAATCTCCTCCACGATTAGGATTACCCCAAGTTATAATATCACCATCTTCATTAAGAGCTGCAAATGCACTACTAGTAGAATAAATTTTTTTAATTTTATTTAATTTATATAGAATTTTATCTAAATTTTGTTTACAATTAATAGACCCCCATGTATTTACAATACCTTCATTATCAATAGCTGCAAATGCTAAACTATTAGAATAAATTGTTACTATATTTTTTAATTTATATACACAACGTATTATTAAATAATCGTGATATATACTTTTTTGGTGAGGTTTAGAATAACCACCAACATAATCATTTCCCCAAGTAATTACATTACCATCATTATCAATAGCTGCAAATGCACTATCTGTAGAATAAATTTTGAGTATATTTTTTAATTTAACTTTATCTGAATTACCTCCATTATCAGGATCACCCCAAGTTATAACATCACCGTCTTCATTAATAGCAGCAAATGCACCTGATGTAGAATAAATTTTGAGTATATTTTGTAATTTAACTTTACTTGAATCACCTCCATAATTAGGGTCTCCCCAAGTTATAACATCACCATCTTCATTAATAGCAGCAAATGCATAATTGTTAGAATAAATTTTTACTATATTTTTCTTGCATTGCTTCCAATCACATAATTGAGAGTGAACTTTACTAGAATCTCCTCCACTATCAGAATTACCCCAAGTTATAACATCACCCTCTTCATTAATAGCAGCAAATGCACTATTTGTAGAATAAATGTTGAGTATATTTTGCTTGCATAGCTGCCACTTAAGTAATTGTGATTGAACTTCACTTGAATCACCTCCAGCGTAAGGATCACCCCAAGTTATAACTTCACCCTCATTATTGATAGCTGCAAATGCACATTTATTAGAATAAATTTTGAGTATATTTTTATTGCATTTCTTCCACTTGAGTAATTTAGACAGTACACTAAATGAAAATGCACCGTGCTGAGGATTACCCCATGTTATTATATTACTTTCATTATTAATAATTGCAAATGCACTATTTGTTGAATAAATTTTTGGTAATTCTTGATATATAATAGTAATCTGTGTAGTATCATTAAATTCTCCAATAAAATTATTATAATTATTTGAATCAATTTTATCTCCATTATAAACATATTTAATAATACAATTTTCTATATTTTCTATATTTATATGTAACAATACATAATTATAAAAATCATCAAAATTATTACATATATCAAAATTAATTTCTATTATATATGATCTACCAGATAATGTATAAAATATCATTATTAATTAATATAAATATATTATTATATAATTTATTTATATAATAATATATCAATTTTTTTTATAATTTAATAAAAATTATAATTATATATTATATTTTTTATTAATAGTAAAATATTAGAATATATACTATAATTAAAATTACTCTAAATTATATTACCATTATTAATAACTACAAATGCAATTGTTAAATAAATTATTATTATATTTATCATGCATTACTACCAAAGGCGTAATTATTATTGAACTTTACTAAAAGTTTCTCTATAACCAGGATAAACTTTGTTGATAATATTATAGATACAAATTAATATTTAGTAGAATAAATTTTTAATATTTTTTGAAATAAAATTATTATAATTATCTGAATTAAACAATAAATAATAATTTTTATATTATTAAATAGAAATATCATTATAATTTAATTTTTCATAAGTTATATTATATAAATCCATTTTATCCATAATATATATAATATCTTCTTTAGTTTTAGTTTCAATACCTAAAATTATAGGACCAGTTTCTTTATTAATAATTCTAGTATATTTAAAATATATTATATTATTATCACCTAATATATTTAAAATATATTCTTTTAATGCGCCAACTTTTTGTTTTAATTCAATTTTAAAATAATGTTTTAAGCCTTGATATAAAAGAGATCTTTCCATAATTTCATTCATTCTAAAAACATCAGAATTTCCACCAGAAATAATACAAACAATATTTTTATTTGTAATATTTAAAAAATCTAATGCACATAATGATAATACCCCAGCCGGTTCAATAATTAAACTTTGATTATTATAAACTTCTAATATTTTAGTACAAACGTGCCCTTCATCAATTAATATAATTTCATCTAAATATTTATTACATATTTCATAATTTAAATCACCAACTTGTTTAACAGCTGCACCATCAACAAATGTATCTATGTTTTCTAATTTTATAATTTTTTTTGCTTTTATTGATTTATACATAGAAGCGGCATTTAAAGGTTCAACCCCAATGATTTTTATTAGTGGATTTACTTCTTTAATATATTTACATAATCCAGCACATAATCCACCACCTCCAATTGGTGCTAAAATATAATCAATATTTTTATTTTGTTTTAATAATTCATATCCAATAGTTGCTTGTCCTTCAATAACTTTTAGATCATTAAATGGATGAATAAATTCTTTATTATATAATTTAGAATAATTAATTGAATGTTCAAAAGTTTCATCAAAATTATTTCCAACTAAATGTATATTTATCATATTATCACCAAATTTTGTTACTTTATCTATTTTTTGTTGAGTTGTAATTAATGACATAAAAATATCACCTTTAATATTTAATTTTTTACAACTATATGCTACACCTTGTGCATGATTTCCTGCTGAACATGTAATAACTCCATTAGAAGTATCTTGTAATGAAATAATTTTATTATAAGCACCTCTAAGTTTATAAGACTTAACTGGAGTTAAATCTTCTCTTTTTAAAAAAATATTATTATTATATTTGAGTGATATATCAATATTATATTGCAATGGTGTTATTTTCATAATTTTTTTTAAATTTTTAGATGCATTAATAATATTACTTATATTATTATATTTTAGTGACATATCACTATTATATTGTAATTGTGTTATTTTTATATTTTTTTTTAAATTTTTAGAGGCATTAATCATATTATAATATAATATAATAAGTTTTTAATTATATATATATTAATCTTATTTATAAATATATTAATTTAACAAAATAATAATTTATAAAATAATTTTATATATTTATATAATATAAATGGAAATAATTAATAGAATAAGACCAGCTATTTATCATTTATTAGATGGTACTATAAATGAAGATGCTGGATATTCATCATCTGGTATATTTGATTATGTTATAAACCAACTTAATAATAAAGACTATATAACTTTTTTATATTATTCATCTGATAGAAACTTAGAGATTAGACGAAATATGAAAGATTATATGGGTTCTAGATTATTTATTGATCATAATTTTAAATCAGATATTTCACAATTAAATTCAAAATTTAATTTAATTCAAATTGGTAGTGATAATCATGCTACCTCTATATTGCTACACAAAATGAATGACATATTATATTTAAGTACATTTAATTCAGGATTAAATTTAGAAATTCATAATAAATATGATGATAAATATAGTGCATTTATATGTTATAAAATAGATTCTGAATTTGAAAAACATATATTTTTCATATTATCTATTTCAAATTTTTATAATAATATTAAAAATTATAATATTAAAAAAAAAGATCCAAAGATTTTATATGAAATAGTAATATGGATACAATATTATAATAATAATAATAGTTCATTACCTAATATTTATTTTGAAATTAATAATATAGAAATAGATACACCCACTTTTTTAAATGATATTATAAAATATATAGATTATGAAACTAGTAGATGTGATTTGCCTGAATCTATACAAATAAAAGTTACTATAACTGATCCATATTATTATTTTTTTCATACTATACTAAAAAAAATAATTAATACTGATCCTATAGAATATAAATTTAATAATGACCAAATTAGACTAGTTAATAATGTTAAAAATGAACATTCAATAAATGATATTATTTTTGATAAAATGCAACAACAATTAAATTTTTCAATAGATCATATTAAAAATTTAATTCCTACTGTTTCTTTATATTTTGATTTTGATAAATTTATTAAAGAAACTGAATTAATATCTAATATAGAATTAGCTTGTAAATTATCTGATGATATATATTTTTTACCTAATATATTTATTGAAGACTATAATAAGATTAATAATAATAATAATAATTTATTATTTGTTTTATATGAATTACCAGAAAATAATTATAAAATTTTAATAATTCCAAAATATATGATAATATATTTTGAAGATAAAATAGTATTTAATATAAAATTAAAAATAATTAAAAATAATATATTAATATCAAATGAAAAAATAAAAGAAATATTAGAACAAATAAATAATTTTATATTATTTAAAATTATTAATAATACTATTGAAGAAACAGATATACATAATATTGATATTATAACAATATATATTGCTTGTACTATTATGTTATATGATAATAATATTAAATATATTTATAAATATATTGGAAAATTATTAAATTATAACTCCAATTTTCAGTATTTTACATCATTATTTTTAAATAAATATATATTAAAAGATAATAAGTTTTTATTAAACAAAACATTTAATATAGATATAAATTATATATCAGATATATCATTAACTGAAGAACAAAATGAAGATTTAACAAATCATATTGTTGCATTGAATAAAAATTTTAATAGTATTATATATTCTATTAAAGAATTATATAAAATATATTTGAATAGTGAAGATTTGAATATAAAAGAATTTAGTTTTAAAAAAACTGATTATGGGTTAGGGTTTAATGGAATGATGATAAATAAATATTTGAAAAACATAACATTTTATATAAAAGAATATAATTATATATTGCAGTATATAAATAGTATATTAAAAGAATCTAATATTTTAATAGTAGAGCCTAAACAATTATCTACATCAGAAGAATCAGAATTATATAATAAAATAATATCAAAAGATATATTTAATAAAGAAAATATATATTTAACTTTAATTGATTTAAATAATATTGAAGAAATAATAAAATCAAATCCTTATTTACAATTAAAAAATAAATTTAATAAAGTAAAAAAATATTTTATAATAAATAATTTAAAAATTAAGGAGTGGTTAGGCAACAAATATATTTTTAATAATTATAAAAGTGATGAAGAAATAGCAATAGATATATTAAATTTAATAAAAACTGATGATAAATTAAAATTAAAATATATTAAATATAAAATTAAATATATTACATTAAAATCACTGAATTATGGTTTATAATATTTAAATAAAAATACATATATTAAAATTATAACATAATAATATCAATAATGATAGATTATAATATATGCCTAATATTTATATATTATAATTAAATAGTAATTCTATTATTAACTCTAGATTACAATAAAAATATATATTAAAATTGTAATTTAATAAAAATATTAATGATATAAGTTTAATCAATATAATAAATTGTAAAAATATTATAAGTTGGTTTTTAAATATTTATTTAATATACATACATTAATATTAAATGAAAATTATATAATTACTGATAATATATTAAAATATTTATCTTATATTCATATATTAAAAATTAGTAATAATTATAATATAATAAATTATAAATTATAAATTATAAATTATAAATTATAATATATTAAAAATATATATTTATTGATATTTAGTAATTAAAAAAATTAATTTAAATATTTATTAAGATAATAATTTTCCATTTATATGTTTTGTAGCATAACAATTATTACTAATATGCCCGTCTCTACCACATCTATAACAATTGATATTAATATTATTATTTTTTTGTTTACAATATAAATTTTCATGACCAGATGTTTGCCATAGTATTTATAGAACCAAATGATAATAATTAATTTGTATTAATTGATTAGTTATAATTAATGTAAGATATAAATTATCTATGGTATTGGTGCAATTAATGATGCAGCACCTGCACTTTGACAAATACTATATGCTGCCATTACAGCTGGCATAGCCATCCAAGCACCACCACCTGCTGCAGCAGTAGCAACAGCAGCACATGCTGCTTGGCAAGTTGCATATGCAATGGGTCCACAACTAGTTTGTTGTATTAATAAAAAAATTAAAATATATTTCATTAATATATTAAATAAATTTATTTTTTAAATAATATTTATTTAAAAAATCAGTACAACCTTAAATATGCAAATGAAAATTATCAATTAGTAATACTTGATATTAGTGTAAACTAATAAAAATAAATTAATTTATCAATTATTAAAAATATCCAGAAGTTGATTAATTTCTACCAAAAATTTAATATTTTTTGTTTGATACAAATTAATATTTAGCTCTATTTACTACCTATTTATGATATGTCAAATCTATGTTTTTTATTATTTATAAATTATCTATTAATTTTTGTTTATCTTATCTCAGAGTATTATTCATCTTGTTGAAGATTCTTGATGTTTATATAGCTAAAATACTAAATTATTTAATGTTATCTTTTTTCATCTTTCATATTTTATAGAAAAGCAAAATGTTTGATTATGCATCTACGCTTTGTTATAAAATTATTATTTGATATATTTACTAGGTTTATATGGATCAGATATTTTCCAATTAAAAGAATTAATCCAATTACAATAAATTTGATTATTATTAATTTTTTGTAATTTTTTTACCAATGAATTAGTATCTTTATTTTTTTTTATACTAATTTGAATAAATTTGCGTATCATATCGGCACCTATTAAATCATTGTTATTTAAATAATTTATAAATAAATCATAAAGATCATCTTTAGATTTTAAAATTTCAGTATTATAAGGTTCAATTTCTAAAACTTCTTTTTCATCTGACTTGTAGCGGTAAATATAATATTCCGGATTTAAGAAATAATTTATTTTACTATTTGGGAATTTTAATTTTTTACGATATTTTAAGGATTGAATATTTAATAATTCTAATATTTTTTTATTCTCCATAGATTTTGTTATTTTATAAACATAATATAACTGTGGATAAGTTAATTGTGAGATTAAAGGTTTATGTTTATCATATTTATTCATCATTTTAGCTTTTACATCCCATTTTCCTTGAAAAAGAGTATCATATGAAACTCTCAAAAAACTATGAAATCTATAAACTTTAGTTCCCTTTGTTGATGGACTACTTATACTCAGAATGGGTAAAAATTGTTTAACTTGTCTATTTATTTTTTCAATTAAAATTTTTTTCTTGGATATAATTGATTTTTTTATTTTAATAAACCAATCAGGATGCCCATCTTTATTCCATTTATCAGTAATACATTTCATTTCTGCATAATTATATCTGGCACATATTATTGGATCATTTGAGATATATTGAAACATATCATATTTATTTGTTCCTATAAATTTAGTTTCACCTATTTTTGGTAAATTTGGTGGATTTTCATATAAATACTGTAAAATACATTCAGTTTTATGTTCTATTTTATTATATCTAAATTTATATTCGTTAATTAGTTCTAATCCTAATTGATTAGCCCAATAATAATTATCTAATGATTCTTTTATCCAACAATAAGGTCCAAGTGTATTTTTTACAACAGTTGAATTCTGATATATTTTACTATAATCTATTTTAGACTTTAGTTCATAATGTATTTTTGATAGAATTTGAGCAATCTCAATTGGAATTTTCAAAATGTGCTTGTTGCAATAGTACTTTGCACATTTTTTTGGATCTTTATCTAAATAAAAAAAATTTACCATTATATAATATTATCTTTAAAATATAATATAATTTTATTTTAAAGAATTAAATAAAATTTTGCAAATAAGTATACAGAAGAAGATGTAATTTTTATTGAAAGTATTAAAATAAATTTATTAACTAGAAATCAATTAGCTAAATTAATTAATATATATGTAAAATGAATATAATTTGTATAATAATACAATAAATTACAAATCAATTTATGAAAGAGAATTATATAATAATGAAGAATTTATAAAAGTTATTATTATTTAGTATTTAATAATAATTCTAATTCTTTAATTCTAAGTTCTTTCTTTAAATTTTCAATTTCAAAATTTTTATTATTTATTTTAGCTTCAATAAATTCTTTATTATTTATAATTTTTTCATTATCTAGATCTGTAAGTTAATAAATTTATAATCATATTCCTAATAATTTAACTAGGAATAAATTAATAAAAAAATGAAATAAATAATAATTAATGTATAGAGTATTTCATACCTATATTTTCATTAAATTAAAAAATAATTTATTATTTTTTAATTTAATCTGAATAGGTTTTATTAAAAATCTTTAGATTTCTAATAAAACGTATTTTCATAAATAGTTTTGATAATTTTTAATAAATTATTAGGAATAATTATTAATTCTTCGTGATTATCCCATTCAGGATATAATTTATAGTCATTCAATAAATTTTTAATTTCTAGTTCGGCTTGAGAAATATATAATGGATCAATATATGTAAAATAAACTAATTTCATATCAATAAATTTTTCTAATTTTTTATATTCTGATTTATGGCCATTTTTTCTAGATTCAAATGATTTCGTTAATCCAAATTTATATACTACCGAATCATCAAAATATTTACTATCTATATTCATAATATTTCTTAATTCTTTTACTGTATTAAATGCGGTTAAATATACACATGGTAATGTTATAGCATTAATACTAAATAGTTCTTGAATAGTTTCATAAAACACACCTTTAATATAAGATAATAATTTATTTTTTTTGTTCTAATGTCAAATAAATAAAATTAAATATGTTTATTATTTATTTAATAATAATATTTTAATGAATCATGTAAGAATTATAAATCAACTTAATAATTATAATGATGTACTATTTTTAGATTAAAAAGTCCCCATAATTGCGACTTTGTTATAAAGAAAAAATTGAAATATAATTATAAAATTAATATTTATTGCTTATTATAATGACAACAAATAATAAAATTGGATATTTATATATTAGAATAAATGAATTATACCAAAAATATAATAGTTGTAAATTTGGTATAACTGAATGTATTATAAGTAGAGACGTAGTATATACAACTGGTGAAATAAAACGGGGTTATTTTGAATTAGTGATACAAATACATCACAATAAAATGAAAATATTAGAAAAATTATTACAAAATTATTTCAAGAGTTTAGATTTACATATTATATTTAATGGTGGTACTGAATTTTTTAAAAATGATATTATTAAACTTGTAATACCGTTTTTACAAAAAATAAATATTAAATTTAAAGTTTTATCAAGAAATGAAATTAATAATTTAATTAGAAAATCATATTATCAATTTAAAAAAATAAATATTAAAAATCTATTAGATGTACTTAAAAATTATGCATCTACGCTTAATTTTTGCAACTTAAAGACTAATAGACCATATCAATCAACTATTATTAATTATAGTACTATTAAAATAAATGAAGAACATAGAATATATATTGAATTAGCTACTGGTGGTGGTAAAAGTGTTATTTCATATAATTTATTTAGTAATATTGATGCAGATACAATTTTAATTTTTTCACCACGTAAAATTATTAATGTTCAAAATATAAAATCACAATATTTAGATTTATTAAATTATAAATATGATGTTTATAATTTTTCTAATAATACTATTAGTTTTAATGATTTTATTAAATTACCAAATAAAAAATTAATGATTGCTTGTACACAATCATCTGATAAAGTTAATGAATATATCATTAGATATAATATTAAAAATATTACTATTTGGTTTGATGAGGCACATTGGGCAGTTGAAGAATGGATCAATAATGAAAATAAATTATTTTGGTTAATTGATAATGATTTTATAAAATATCGTATATTTACTTCAGCATCGCCAAATAAAGAATTATGTTTAAATAATATTAAATATTTTGGAGAATTATATTCACCTATTAAAGTTAATGAATTAATAAAATTAAAATGGTTATGTTCTATTCAACCACATGTATTTAGTATTAATAATGATAATAATGATTTATTATATTTTAATCTTGAAGGATTTACAAGATTAAAAAGAAAATTTGGTTTCAGTTTTCATAATAAACAAATTAATGCTTTTAACCTATTCTATAAACATTATATTAAATATAAAGCAACTGAAACAACTATTAAACCCTTTTTATTGGTTGGTGATGATTTTAATGAACCTGAAATAATTAAATTACATTATGACTATAAAAATATAGATATATATCAAAATAATAATGAAAGTATTGGTTATGTAGTAGCTAAATATAGCATGGGTTATGATTTTAATAAAATGGATTTTATGTCAATATGTGATCCAAAATTATCAGTAAAAGATATAATTCAATGTGTTGGAAGAGGTTTAAGACCTGATGAACTAGGAATAAATAAAACAAATTTAGATAAATTTTTAGTAGTATTTATTCCTATTTTTATTAATTTTAAAACTGAAAATAAATTTGAAAAAGTTATACAAGTATTACATTATTTAATTATTGATATTGGATTAACTTTTGATAAAATTATATTTAATGATATAAATAAAAAATTATCCACTATAAAAACATATGGTAATGAATATGATGGTATTGAAAAAATAAAATCAATAATATTAGATTTATTAAGTTATAATATTCAAAAAGATATTTCATATGAAAAAACAAAAAAAATAATATCAAATTATAATTTTTCAAGTCCTGAAGAATATTTATTATGGTGCGATAAAGATTTAAGATTACCTAAAGATCCAAAAATAAAATTTAGTGAACAATTTATTAATTGGATTAATTATTTAAGTATTAAAAATATATATTATAATTTTGAAACATGTATTAAAAAAGTTAATGAATATTTATTATGTAATAAAATAAATGATATAGAATTAAATAATGTTGCAAAAAAATTAAAAGAACTAGATAATAATTTTCCACCATATGATTTATGGAAAGATTATTATAATATTAATGATTTATCAAATATTATCAAATATAATAATATTGAAGAACTAGCTTTTTTTTAATCAAGTTTTTTTTACTTTATAATTAACTATTTAAAAATAGTTATTTTTTTTATTATAATAAAAAAAAATTGATATATAAAGTTAATATAACTTTATATATATATGAGTAAAATGACTTATAAATGCAATTTTTGTGAACATGATTTTAAACAGAAAGTAGATTTAGATAGACATCTAAAAAAGAAAAATGGATGTATTCCAATTAATAAAATAATTGATATGAAAGAACAACAAAACATTACAAATAATAAAATATCAGAATTACATAGCCTATTTAAAACATGTTTAGATATTTTAAGAAATGATGCAGAACATTTAATTGGAGATGAAGCATTAAATGAATTATCATATTTTTTAATTCTTAAACAGTTAGAAAAACATATTATAAATAATTCAATTGATATTTATAATTTAGAACTATACCACGATGGAATTAAAAAATATGGTAAAGAAAAATTTATTGAACAATTAGAATACATTAAATTTACTAAATTAGTTGAATATGTTAAAATAGCAGAAAAAGAAAATAATATAAAAAATATATTTGATAATTTTTTATGGAAAGAAATTTTATCTAAACATCCTAAATTTAAAGATATTTTTGAAGATGGTAAAAAATCATTTATTAAAGAATCATCGACAATTAAAAAAATAATTATTACATTAAGTAATGTTGATTTTGATAATTATGAACATGATATTTTAGGAGAAGCATATGAAAGAATATTTGTAGATGCTGTATTTGGCGCAGGAGGTAATAAAAAATCAGAGATGGGACAATTTTTTACACCCACAAAAGTAAAAAAGTTATTAGTAAGTTTAGTAAATCCTAAAGTGAAAGAAAATGGTGAAATTGAAAGTGTATTAGATCCATCATCAGGGACAGGAGGAATTTTAAATACAGTTATTAAATATTTCAAAAAAAATAATAAAATATCAAATGAAGATTTAAGAAAACAATTAATTAATAATATTTATGGTATTGAAATTAAAGGAAAAATTTATAATTTATGTTTATCAAATATGTTAATAAATACGGGTGAAATATTACCAAATGTAATTTGTGCTGATAGTATAAGAAAATTTCATAATATTAAAGTAGATACAATTATTGCTAATCCACCATTTTCAGTAAGTATAAGTTATGATGAATTATTATCTAGTTTAGAAAGTGTTGAAATATTAGATGATTATATTCCAATAAAAGCAGGTGGTAAAAATTCAGAAGTATTATTTTTACAAATGATGATTCATTGTTTAAATATAAATGGACGCTGTGCTACTGTAATGTTAGATGGTCAAAAAATGTATGGGGATACTTCTGGGTACGATAAAATAAGAGAATATTTAATGAAAAGTTGTGATTTACATGAAGTAATATTATGTCCAGCAGGAACATTTACATCAACCGCATCAAAAACATGTATATTATTTTTTACAAAGAAAAAAGAAAGGAAAGATATATTAGAAATTAAAGGATCTAAAAGAGAATTAATATTTAGTAAAGTACATTCAACAAAAAAAGTAACATTTTATGATTTTAATCCAGATACTGAAGAAAAACATTTTATTAAAGAAGTAGACATAAAAGAAATAGCATCAAAAAAATATTCTTTAAATTACACAGAATATAATGTAGAAGAAGATGAATGTAAAGATGAAGAACATGTTAAATGGTTAGAATTAAATGAAGTTTGTAAAATTAAGTATGGTGATAGAATTGTAAAAAAAAATACAACATCAGGAGAGTATGATGTATATGGTGGTGGTGATAAAACATTTACCACAGATACTTTTAATAGAGAAGGATATAATATATTAATTGCAAGGTTTGCATTATCTAAATTATGTGTTAGATTATTAAATAAAAAATTTTATCTTAATGATAGTGGTTTAACAATATCAATTAATAAAGAATATGGTAATAATAATTATATTGGATATTATTTAGTATTTAATCAATATTTAATATATAATTTAGCAAGAGGAACTGGTCAAAAAAATTTAGATATGGAAAATTTTAAAAAAATAAAAATACCAATAATATCAATAGAAAAACAAAATAAAATTATTGATTTTTTAGATAAATTATATGAAAATAAACAAATAAAAATTCAAGATACAGTAAGTTATTATAAAAATAATAATATATTTAAATTATTATTAGATGAAAAATATGATATATTTGAAAAATTAATAGAATGGCAAGAACAATCAGTTGAATTGTTAAAACAAATAGAATTTTTAAAGAATAGACAAGATAGATATTTCTATTTATCATGTAAAAATAAAAATATAATATTTAAAAAATTAAATGAAATATGCGATGAAATAAAATCAGGTAAATATAATTCAAAAGATTGTAATAATGTTGGAAAATATCCATTCTATACAAGTAAAGTAAATAATCCAGAAGGTTTTTGTGATAATTTTTGTTTTGATTATGAAAATTATTTAATATTAATTAAAGATGGTGGTGCGGGTGAAGGAAATTATGGTGATAAAATTGGATTAGGAAAAGTTTTTAGAGTTTCTGGTAAAACTGCTTCTACAACACATCAACTTGCAATAGTTCCAAACAATAATATTAATTGTGATTATTTATATTATTATTTACAATCTCAAAAAAATAAAATCATGGATATGGCAAAATATACAATTGGATTAGGTTGTATAAAAAAAACGGATTTAGAAAAAATAAAAATTCCGATTCCACCTATAAATAAACAAAATGAAATTGTTGAATACTGTGATAATAATAAACAAATAATTATAGAATTATTAAATAATTTGAATAATAATAATAAATTAGCTATACAATTTATTAAAGACATAGTTGATGAATCTAATGAAGAATCTAATGAAGAATCAAATAATGAATCAAATGAAGAATCAAATGAAGAATCAAATGAAGAATCAAATGATGAAATACAAATAATTATATTAAAAAATACAGAATATTATTTAATAAATGATGAAGTTTATACAATAAAAAATAATAATAAAGATAAATTATATGGATATTATAAAAATAATAAAGTTAAAAAAATATAATTAAAAATCAATAGATAAATTAAAATTTTATTTTAGCATTACATATAATATTTTAGAACAATGATTGCAACTTAACAAATAATGAATAAAATTACATATTATATTATATACATTATTTTAGATTTTTTATCAATCATTTTAAACAATAAGTCATCTTCATCAATTGTTTGATGAAGTTCTATTGTATCAGATGTAATGGCAGAATCAAGAATATTTATAATACAATCATTATTAGTTTTATTTTCAGTTTCTGCATTAATCACACAACTTGTATTAGGAGAATCTGAAATAATAGTATTATTGTCAGTTTCTGCATTAATCACACTTGTATTAGGAGAATCTGAAATAATTGTACTATTAATTTCATTTGATAGTAAAGTATGATTTATATTTTGTGTTAATATTTGATTATTGTTTGTATTTTTTTTAAACATATTATAAAAATAATAATATATTTTAATAATTGCTGATTTAATATTACACCTTGATACTAAACAACACATTAGTTATATTAATTATTATAGTTATATTAACTATAATAAAAATCTATAATAACCCAAACTATTACGGTATAAAAATATTTACTCAATTTAGAATTTAAAAATATTTCAATTTTTTTATTATTCTAAATATACTAATTTTAATGTAATAAAATTGAAATATTTTTAATTTAATGGTTCATATAGTTTTATTTTGCACCGTAGCTTTTGAGATTATTAATTTGAATAAATTATAACTTTTATAATCATGGTAGAACATGAAATAAAAACTGTATCAATTTTACACAATAAAGATTTTCCAAATGTACAAGTGTATAATAATTTAAATGGTGAACTTATGTACACTGGTAATCTATGTGAATTAATGACTCTTATATGTGCAAAGTGTTATAATAATAGAATAATTCATCACATAATGACGTCAGAATTAAAATCGGGTGGCTATTTGAAGATAAATTATATTTTAAATGGTCAGGTAGTATCTCTATTAGATGTTTTGAATACAATTAATATTTCATCAGAGACTACCTTCATTATAACAATTATAATGTCAAATAAGACAACATTATATGAAGAAAATGATGACTGGGATCATTTTGAAAATTGGTGTTCGACATATAGACTAGTCGATTATCTGAGGGATACATATATATGTGAATGTGGATTTGTTCCAAGAATAGAGTATAATGAATATGCTGATAGTGGTATTTATCGCTCGCAATTGCAATGGAAAATTAGAGATTAATAATTATCAAATTTATTTATAAAATGTAAAAAGTATTATTTTAGTTATCATAGGCTTGTAATTTTATTTAAAAGATAATATACCTGTAGGACAAATTTTAATTATAATAAAATAATTAAAATTTATAATATGAACGCAGCGCGTAAATTATATAATAAAATAAAAAAATTAGTAAGAATATTAAATATTGATAATAATAATTTACAAAATTTAATTAGAATAATGCTGAGAATTAATTATACAAAAAAATAACCTAAATATATTATTAGAATCGGAGTAAACAAACCAATTAGCATTAGAAAATGAAAATTTAAAATTAAGATTAACTGATAATACAAAACAATTAGAATTAGAAAATGAAAATTTAAAACTTAAACTAGAATTATTAAAATTATCTAAATAATTTTCCTCTGAAGAATATTTTTAGTAATGCTATCTCTCTCTTTAGATTTTATTAAATTTTTATATTAATTTAAAATATATTTTAATTAATTTGAATAAAAAAAATTGCATAATAACATCTGTTTTGTATATTATTAATATTTTATTTTACACCTTTGCACATTTAAAATAATTATTACTTAATAAAAGTTTAGACAAAGTTCTACAAAAGATATTAAAAAATTAGTATTTTATTATATGTACACCTATTGAAATATAAATATTTAATAAAATTGAATATTTTAATATTTGATCTATTTAAAATTATATAATATTATATTATTATTTAGATTATTTAGTTTCTGTATTAAAAAATAAATATTTCAATTTGAATGATGGAACCTATATTTAAAATATCAGGAATTTCTATAATTGTAATAAATTATAATAACATATCAAATGAAATATTTGAAGCTATATTTGCTGAAGTTAAGAATACTATTAGTATTGCGTTTTCTTATATTGGTGAAGAACTTATTAAAGATTCAGACCCTTTTTGTAAAAAACTACATCCATATTTTGTAAAAATACACTTACCTCCAAATGATATTGGATTTGATAGTATCAAATCTGGTAAACAACTTTTAATACTTGCTGAAAAATTTATTATTAACTATATTATAAGATCAGACATTTCTTCAAATAATTTTATTAATTCAGATATTTCTATTACTAATTCTAATGTTAAATCTACACTTTTTTCTAGTATTCAACATTTTTCTAGTATTTCTAATTATAATAAAATAATTAAAGTACTATTATTAATCCAAATTATTATTATAATTGAAAAAAAATTTTTTCCTCTTTCTACAGAAAATACTATATTACTTATTCTTATTGAGTTATTTATTCCTGATTCTCTACTTTATGCTATAGAAATAAAAAAATATTATTATGATGCAAAACAAGCTTATTTAGATCATATAATGAAAATGTCTGAAGATACAGAAAGTATTGATTCTAAAATAATATATGAATATAAAAATAATTTAAATAAATATGATCTACTTTATTCTACTCAAACTATTGCATTTGTAAACTGTTGTGTATTAGCCATAAATGAAGCTACTGCTATAGTTGTAGAAGCAAAATTACCATATAATAGTTTTGAAGCACAATTTTTAGAAAAGTGTTCTAAAAAAGTAGAATTTATTAAAGAATATACAAATAAAAATTATCAATTAGCAATACTTGAGAATAGTTTAAACTAATAAAAATATAAAATAAATTAATTTAGCAATTATTATATAATAATAACAAAACATTATTTTTATTCATTTAAGTATATAAATGAGTAATTATAAAAAAATAAATCTTCAAGGGTGTAAATGAATTATTATTATTATATTTTTTAATTCTTATAAATTAGAGTTTCATAATAAGTTGTTTTATTAAAGTATTAGATTTTTTTATAATTTCATCTTCTGAATATGGTAATTCAATATTACAATCACTATATTGTTTTAGTATTTCTTCAACAATATCTGGTATTAATTTATCAATTAATGGTAAACGATCTTTTTTGGGAAGGTCTGTAAAATCTGATATTTTTGTACATAATTTATTAAATGCATTAATTATATCAGATTTTAAAAAGTTTTCAGAATTCTTAATAATTAAACTATTATCTTTAATTTTAATATGTTCTAAATATATATTTTCTAGAATTTCATAAATTTGTTTAGAATCTTCTTTTAGAAAAATACATTCATTACATCTTAAAATTTTTTTTTGTTCTTCATGATTAGGTGTTTTCCATTTATAACCATTTTCTCTATTATCAATAATAAAAAATCCTTCAAAATTCTTATCTGATGATAACATTAAATTTGATAATGTAATTATACCATTTCCTAATTTTCCTGAATACATACATAATGGTGGAAAAATACAATGATTAGTAGCCTTAATTAAAAAATCAATCATAGTATTAAAATCAGTTATATCAGTTGGAATAGGACAAATTTTATCAAAAAAACTTACTGTAAAAAATTTAAATATTGGTTTAGAAATATAATGATTTTCTAAATATCCAAATGGATGCCATGAAACAAAATTAGCATTTATGTCACTATTTTTTGCACGAAATACTTCACCAAAAATAATAATTTCATCAACATTCATTTTTTCAGCAATCATAATAGAAATATCAAATATTTCATTAGGCAAATTATTTAAATTACCTGCATTACCATATTTTATGTCAGTAATTAATTTATTATCACTATTAGCCCAAATAGGACAATTTCTACCATTTAATGAAATAATATCCCATTTTAAATTTATTTTTTTAATATGTATGCTTTAAATTAGAACCATCAATCTTAATAGTAAAGTCTACTTGTTTTTCTAGTAAATCATCACATATAGTTTTTGGAGAAAATAGTTTATGAATATTATCAAATGATGGCCAATTTAACATTTTTTTATAACTTAAATGTGTATACCTCAACTTAAATATGTGTATACCACCTCAAAATATAATAAATTTATATTATGATATTCATTAATTTAATTTTTCAATTTTTTTAAAAATAAACTAAACCTACAACAAAATAATATTAAGATCAATAAATCTAAAAATACAAAATAGCTAACTCTAAAATAAAATTAATTTAACAATTATTATATAAAAAAATATTTTTTAAATATAAATAATGAATATATATAACATTAATAATAAAAAATATAATATTAATTTTAATTTGAAATTATATTCTTTTTACTTTTTTATTTTAATGAATCATTTTATAAAAAAATATTATCATAATCATTGTAATTTAAAAAATATTAATATTAAAGATTTTGATAATGAATATATTAAAAATATTAATATTTTAGAAGGTGAATTATTGAAATATTATTTCAAAATTTAAGCAATTGTAAAAGTGGATATTTTGATGTTAACTTTATAACTCGACAAAAAATGGATTATATTTTAGATACATTATATAATAATAACATGATTCTAAAATATTATGAACACGATAGTGAAAATAATAAATATTACTTAATTAAAAATCTAAAAGATATAGATTATAAATTTATAAGTATATTTCCATTAGTTTGTAGTAATAATAGACGTTATACTAATAATAATGATAGATATATTGATTTTACAAATAATAAAATTAAATATTTAAATTCTTTAGAATATGAAACAATATATGAAATAGAGTGTGATAAATTAATAGAAAGTTTACCTTGTATATGTTTATCTCATATTTTAAATAATTATTATGATAATGTTGTTTAAAATTAAATAAAATTGATTAATTTAATAATTATATTAAAATTATTAAATATTAATAATGAATATCTATAGTATTGATAATAAAAAATATAATGTTAATTTTGATTTGAAATTAGATTCTTTTTTTTATTTTATTGAAGAATTAAAAGAATCAAAAAAATATTATCATGATTATTGTAACTTAGAAAATATTAATACTAAAGATTTTGATAATGAATATATAGATACTATTAATATTTTGAAAAGTGATTTATTGAAATATTATATATTAATAACTGATAATAATGATATTGAAAAATATGTTATTATTAATGATACAATTAAAGATATCTATAATAGTGTAATGAAAATATTTACTAATATGCATAGATTTAATGAAACACATGTACATGTATCTTATAAAATGATTATATCCAGTTTTAATATTAATTATTTAACTAGAAAAAAACTTGATATTTTAATAAAATTCTATGCATATGTATATTTTAAATTCAGAAACTATAATGAAGATTTATTACAACGAATAATAAATATTGATCAAGTTAAAGTTAGAGATCAAGTAGAAGTACTTAATTATAATCCAGATGCTATTAAAAATTTAAATAATTATTTAGATTCACTTAATTATAAAACAATTTATGAAAGAGAATTAGATAAAATATTAAATAATTTACCTAATATATGTTTATCTCATATATCAAGTAAAAAATTATTAAATAATAATAATATAAATCCTATAAAATTAGATAATAATAAAAAATTTATAGAAGTTGATTAATTTTTTTTATAAATTATATTATATAATAAAAGTTATTATTACTACTATTAATAGTTTAATAATTAGTTTATTGTATAGTTTATAAAAAAATGTAGATTTAATATAATTTTTTATTTTATATTATCATTAATGATGACTACTAATTGTATTATAATTTATCAATCAAAATATGGATATATTAATAATTTTATTATTAATATTGATAAGATTAATGAATTAAATAAATGTAATATAAAATGTAAATTAGGTCATAAACTCATACCAGTAAAAGGTAAAAAATATGCAACATTTCAAACATAAACAAAGATCTTGGTGGAAATTCAATGACTTAATAGCATTTATTCTTTATAATTTATTTAAAAAATTGATATTTTTAGTATTAAAATGTTCTTTATATTTTGGACTATTACCGTAGCCATTTTGGCTCAAGCTGGCAGATAGTTCTTACATTTGCTAGCCCCCATTTTTCCATTGAAATGGCCAACCGTGTCACGCCAGCTGAAAGATTTCGGCTTGGTAGTGCAGCAGGCGACAGCAAACCAGCTGACGGATTTCAGATTGGTGGTGCAGCAGGCGAGGGATTCTGTTATGGATGCTACGCTACCACATGCTCACCCACTTGGAATGCTCTAACCAATAGTGCAGGTAACTTTTGGTTCTGTGATAGATGCACCAAAGAGCTTCAACGGGATGCGGCAAGAGATCTTCGGCACTCTCGCTTCACTTCAATGGAAGATGAATACAAGCAGTACGAAATCACTCTCGCAAACGAGGCATCTTTCAAGCTCACCCAATCAGAGAAGAATTGGGCAAGGTGGGTAGGTGGCGACATTGAGATGTGACCACTCTCATGTCAAGTCTCATCCCTATGCTTAGCATTGAGCATTGTACAGCATGCAAATTTATTGTTGTGTGTTTCAACTGTGTTGATATATAAATTTTTATATATCTATAATAAATAATAATTATAAATATCTTGTATAATATTTTTTATTTAGATAAGAATTAGTTTTTGATTATATTTACTATTTATTATTGATATATTATTTCTAAATTATCTAAGATTTTTTTAACTAGTATCCATGTTAAAATTTTGATTTTTTATTATTTCTTTTTAATTCTTCAATAGTATTTTTTAATTCTAATAATTCATTATTTGAATTATTATTTTTATTATATTTACATATTTGATGATGTTTATATTTAGATTGAGAATGTTTATATATTTTATCACAAAAATTACATTTATAATTATATTCATTATCACACTTGACTGTATTAGACTTAGTAATTACTGTATTAAATTTATTATTTTGTATATTACTATTGTATTCATTTTTATGAAAATTATTATTATGATTCCAAAAACTAGATGAGATGCATAGAATTTGTTACATAATAAACATTTATATAATAATGACTTTTCATTTTTATTTATCATAATATTAATATATAATAAGGCATTATTAATTATTTTTACTATTTATAATAATGACCTAAAGTGACCTAAGTGTCATTTTTATTATGGGGGGAATTATATATTAAATTTATATAATTTTAATTAAATTATTTTTTCAAATAATTTATATAATTCAATTTGTAATTCTAATTGTTTAGTTTTATTTTCATTAAATTAAAAAATAATAAATTATTTTAAATTTCTAATTGTTTTTTTTCTTGTTCAATTTTTGTTTTTTCAATAATAGCAATATTTTTAATTTCTAATAATTTAATTTTTTAATAATAATTATTATCAGATTATAATGCGGTTACTGTATTAGATAAATTATTAAATTTAATATCTTCAATAGAAGGATTAGTAACATAATTAATAATTTTATTAATTTTATTAATTTTATTTAAAATTTTATCTAATGATATATTATCGTTAGTTTCAAAAATTTATGTATGATTATTAAATATAGTATTAATTTCATATTTTTTAATTAATTCTTTTATATTATCTTCAATTCTGTCATAAAATTCATATTTTCACATATATGAATTTTAATTATATCGATAAAATTAAATGTATTTTTATGCTTATCATTTTATGTTCACTATGAATCGCATGTAATTGATACAGTATATTAATTTTTTGATGAGTCAATTGAACTGACCTTCTAATAATAATATAACAGTATTTTTTATCTTTATTATCAACATTATTAATAATAGTAGCATTTGTATTAATTCAGCATTATAAACCTATTCTATTTTTTGGTGGTGAAGAAGGATTAATTTTGAGCCAGAAACATGATAAATAAAAAAGAATATTGTAATGATAATAATATTAAATTTATTGAAATATATTATGAAATAAATAATAAAAAACTAATATTTAATTATTTAAATAAAATGTTAAATATATAATTAATTTTAATAAAACTGTATATTATAAGTTATATAAATATTTATATCAAGTATTAAAATCGTTTATTTATATAATATAAACATTTATAATTATTGTATATAAATATATTCTTAAAATAATCTCAATATTATTTTTATATTTGAAAATATTTTGAGCTCAAAAAGTGATATATATTTGCTTTCGCTAATGCTAACAATGTATATCTATTTTAAATATATATAAACAAATAATATTATATAATATTAGATATGACTATTAATTTACTCAAAAAAAAATATAAATGTAATATTTGTGATAAAACGTACGCATCATATAAAAGTTATTGGAATCATAATAATCATTTTCATAAAACTAGTATAGATACTAATAATAATTTAGTTAGCAATAATTTATCTATAGTTAGCAATGATTATATTATAAATGATATTAATAATAATAATAATAATAATAATAATAATAATAATAATAATAATAATAATAATAATAATAATAATAATAATAATACAAATAATAATAATAATACAAATAATACAAATGATATAATTACTACAATTGATACAATTGATACGATTGATATTAATAATATTAATATAAAAAATTTTATTTGTAAATATTGTAATAAAATATATAATCATTGTTCTTCAAAATCTCGACATGAACAATCATGTCCTAATAAAGATTTAATTAATAATAATTTAATTAATAAAGATTTAATTACTAATAATAATTTAAATATTAATAAATTAAATATTAGTAAACAATTAAGCACATCAATTAATACTATAAATACTATTATAAAATCAATCAATAATAATAATAGTAATGATAATAAAGATATAATAATTCCAGTTGAAAATTCAGCTGTAACAATAATTGATAATAATATAAATAATGATATTAAATTTAATATCAAAACTTATAAAAATAAATATTCTATTACGGATGTTGTTTTACAATGCGATTTATCAGTATATCCAAATAAATATATAAGTAAAATAAAAGATAAAATATTATATAAATCTGAATATTATGTAACCAAAACTAAATTACTTGCAATTTTAGAAGCATCAAAATCAATAAAAGGAAAAAAATTACTAAATGAAATTACTTTATTAAATAAATATAATCAATTAAATAATAAAAAAGAAGAAAAAAATAATATTATTGTAAACAATAATGAGTTGTATCCAATTAAAAATAAAAATAACATTTTTATATCAACTGATAGTAATGGCGATAATATTATTATTAAAGATAGTAATTTACTTTCAATTGAAAGTAATAACAAAAATATTATTATTGATAATGAAAATAATATGGAAGATAAAAAAATAATTGATAATAAAAATAATTGTTTGTATTTTAACAATCAACTAATTAAATATTTTAATTATAATAATAATATTTATTTTAAAGGTAAAGATATTGCTAATATATTAGGTTATTCTAATACTGTAAAAGCTATAGATGCACATGTTAAAAATAATGATAAATTTACTATTATATCATTTTTGTATGGGTGTGATTCGCACCCATCTAATAAAATGAATACATGTCTACAACTACAAGCGATTCTAGGCGAACATCCACAAACTATATTTATTAATGAATCAGGATTATATAGTTTAATAATGACTGCGAAAACATCAGAAGCTGAAATATTTCAAACATGGGTTACTACTTCTATATTGCCTTCTATTAGAAAATATGGATCATTTGATATTAACTATAATATTGAAGAAGAAACACAAACTTGTTATATAGATAATTTAGATAAATATAACAACAAAGATTGTATTTATATTTTATATATTAAGGATAATTTATATAAATTTGGTAAATCTTCTCATTTAAAAAATCGCTTAAATATTCATAAACGAAAATTACAATATAATAGTATTATTAAAATTTATACTTGTCAAAATATGAATATAATGACCGATATAGAAAATATCATAAAAGAATTAATTAAAAAATATCAAATACAAACTATTTATAATGATCAAACAGAAATTTTTGAAATAAATAATACAATTTCATTAGAAAAAGTAATAAATAAAATAAATAAAATAGTAGATACAAATAATAATTTGTCAATAGAAGATATTAAAATAGATACATTAACAACAACAATATCAACATTAGAATCTGATAATAATTATCATAAACAAAATAAATTATTAGAATTAAAAAATATTGGAATTATTGAGAAAACTAAACAAGAACAAGAGAAAACAAAACAATTAGAAATAAATGCAAATATTAAAATAGAACATGAAAAAACAAAACAAGAATGTGAAAAAACAAAACAATTAGAATTACAAATTGAATTATTTAAATTAAATAATAAAATTTAATAAAATTAATTATTATATAAAAAAATAATATTAAGTAAAATTCAAAATTAATATTAAGTAAAATTTTAATTTTAGATCTATCTTATTTTTTTATATAATAACTTTTCAAACTCAAAAATAGATATATCTATTTAAAATAGATATAAAGATATATAATAATAATATTATTATATATGACTATAGGTTTAGAAAAACAAAAATATAAATGTACTATTTGCGACAATAGATTATATGCATCTTATAAAAGTTTATGGTATCATAATTATAAATTTCATAAAAAGGCAAGTAGTGATGATACTGACACTGTTAGCATGGTTAGTAATACAGTTAGCATAGATATACCAATTGTTAGCACAATAATAAGCGTTGAAAATGAAAATAAAAAAAATGTTAGTACTGATATAAAAATAAAATTATTTTATTGTAAACATTGTAATAAACAATATAATCATTGTTCGTCAAAATCAAGACATGAACAGACATGTAACAAAGAATTAACTAATATAACTAATAATAATAATAATATAAATACAAATAATAATATAAATACAAATAATAATATAAATACAAATAATAATATAAAAACAAATACAAATACAAATACAAATAATACAATTAATAATAATCAAAAAATATTTATTAATAAACTTGGTAATGAAAATGTATTTGATTTGAATATGAATGAAGTTATGGATATTTTTAATAAAGAAATATCTTGTATTACTTTATTAATTGAATATTTGCATTTTAATGAAAGATTACTTGAAAATCATTCTTTTTGTGTTACTAATTTAGATAATAAATATATATCTGTTTTTAATCCTGAAAAACAATTAATTGAAAAAGATAGGAAAAAATATGTATTTGATACAATTTTAGATAATTCAACAAATAAATTAGAAAATTTATTTAATTATTATAAAAATAAATTTTCACATAAAAGACAATATGAGATTAAAGATACAATAATACATATAAAAAAGTTGCGAAACTTAAAATTTTAAATTTTAAGTTTTGTACAAAATAATAATTTATTATTTTGCAAAGATTCATTTTATAATGAAAAGATTAAAAAAGAAATATGTAATAAAATAAATTTATTATCTTATAATAATAAGATACTTGTAAAGGATACATGGGATGGAAAAAATAAAATAGATAAACCAGTTAAAAGAAAAATAACATTTCAGGAATTTTATTTTTATAAAAAATAAAATAATTAATAAATCATAAATCTAAGATTTATGATTTATCAGGAAGATTTAGAATTATCTCCATCAGATTCAGATGCAAATGAATATTCATCAGAATCAGATAATGAATTTGTTAATAGTCACAAACCTATCATAACTAATAATTAAATATTTTATAAAGAATAATATATTAATTATTTATTAACTTTTTTATATTCTTTTATTCCTAGTTCTCTAGATTTTACATAATTAATTTGTGGTTCAGGATAATTTACTATATTATTTTTATAATTAATATATTCTGTTTCCCAATTAATGATATCTTTATTAGGAACATTATTTAATTCTGGTATATATTGTTTTATAAATTCACATTCGGGATCAAATTTTAAATTTTGTAATTTAGGTGAAAAAATTCTAAATGGCTGAGTAGGATCAATTCCACATGCTGTCCATTGCCATCCACCAGAATTTTGAATACAATCATAATCAATTAATTTAGATGCAAAATATTGTTCGCCCCATCTCCAATCAATTAATAATAATTTTGTTAATATATTAGCACATATCATTCTTAATCTATTATGCATAAATCCAGTTAAATTAAGTTGTCTCATACCACAATCACAAATAGGAATACCTAAATTTCCATTACACCATTTATCAAATAATTTTTTATTATTTAGCCATTTCATTTTATCAAATTTAGATTTAAATGATTTATTAATTTTATTAACTTGTCCTTCTAACATATGTGGAAAATTATAATATAAATTATAATAAAAATCTCTCCAATGTAATTCAGTTACCATACTTATATTATGTTGAAATGATTCATAAACTTCTCTAATTGATAATACACCAAAATGATTATATGCACCTAAAAATGTAGTTTTATACATTAAATTATTTCTTAACTTTTCATAATTATTAAAATCTTTAGAATGTTTTAATATTTTTAATCCATAACTTCGTCCTCCTTTAACATTATTAAATTCATTATAATTATAAAATTTATTAATTTCTTTAATATTTATAATATATTTATTATTTTCTAAATTTTTATTTATTACAAACTTAAATTTTGTAAAATCATTAGGTTTGTTTATTTTTAAATTTTTTAAACAATAATTTTTAAATGGAGTAAATACAGTATAATAAGTATTATTTTTTTTTAATGTTTGACCAGATAGTAAATCATATAATAAGTGATCTTCTTTTATATAAAATTTTATATTATGTTTATTACAGAAATTTAATAAAATTTCTTGTCTTAATTTTGCATATGGTGAATAATCAAAATTAGTACCAATAGAATTAATTACATTATTTTTAATAATTTCTTCAAATACTTTAATTAATTGATCACAATGAAAAAAATATAATTTACCTTTATATTTTTTTTTTATTTCATTAGCTAATTCAATTAATGATTCAATCATAAATTGAACTGAATTATTTGAAAAATATTTATTTTTATTTATATTAACTTGTTCAGTAAATATAAAAAAAGGTATAATATTTTTTTCATTTTCCATTTGTTCAATTAATGTAGTATTATCATAACATCTTAAAGATTTATTATATAAAAATATGTTCATATTATATTTATAATATAAATTATTTATAATAAAAATTGAATAAAATATTTATAAATTATAAATATTAAGTTTATTAATGGATCAATTAGATATATCTGCTAATTCTAATGAAAAATCAATTCAACCTTTAGAAGTTGAAACTAATCCAAATAATAGTAAATCATCTACTAAAGTGTCTCCTTTACTAGAAGTTAATACATATTATGATATTTTTGTTGATGATATAAATAATTTAAATATTAAATTAAAACAACATCGGAAAAAAATTAAAGATGAATATAAAAATAATTTAATTATAGAAAAAGAAAAATTTTTAAAGGAAATATGTTTGAATGAAAACTTAGATTTTAATATAATGAAGTCTAAATATTTACCTAAAAATAATAGTAATAATACAACAGCATCAATAATTAATGAAAAAAATATAACTATATTAAATAAAATAATTATTAATGAAGTTGAATATTATTATAATAGTAATAAAGATAATTCAATTGTGTATAATAATAAATTACAAAATATAGGTTATTATAAAAATAATGAAATAATTTTTAATTAATTAATTAATTCAATTAATCTTAATGTTGCTTTTTTTGACCAATTATATGTATTTTGAAATTCAGTTATTTTGTCAATATCATATTTTTTATTTTTAAAAGTCTTAATTACATGTTTTAAATCAGAGCATCCTCCTAATAATAAGTTACCATTACTATTTTGTTTTATTAAATATAATTGTGGATATGTATCTATTTTATCAGTTTTATATGTTTCTTTATCTTCATAATTTACTTCAACAATAGTAGTTTTTATATTATTATTTACTAATATTTTTTTTGCTAGATTAGAATAAAAACAGCCTTTTAATAATATTGCTTTAATATTATATTTACTCATTATAATAATTATAATGAGTAAATATTTTTTTTATTAATTTAATTAAAAGAATATTTTATATTTTTTATTAATAATGCCAGGAGGTTTACTTCAATTAATAACTACTGGAATTCAAGATGCTCCTATTATATTAAATCCAGAAATAACATTTTTTAAATATGTATATAAAAATTATACATCATTTGCATTAACTCAATATACTAATTATTTAGGTTCATTACAATTTGGTAAAGAATATACTAAAATTATTGAGAAGAATGGTGATTTATTATATAATTTATATTTTAAAATTAAAATCCCAGTTTTTACAATTAATAAAATTAAAAATAATATTATAACTGTTTCAAATTATAATATAAATAGTCTTGATATTTTATGTAATAATAATTATTGTTTAGTTTTTTATTATAATTATCAATGGTATATAATACCATATAATTTATTTAATTCATTATATTTTGATTTATCTAATATTAATATTAATTCTATTTTATTTTATAATAATTTATTACCAGAATATATTGATAATTCGTTAACACAACATAATAATATTAATTATTATACCATTAAAAATAATAAATT